AATTAGGAATGACGCTTAGCAGGCTTCGCACGGAACTAACCGATGCGGAGCTTGTGCATTTTGCTGCGTACTACGAACTGAAGGGTGAACGGGAACAGCAAGCAATGGATCGCGCAAAGACAAAACGGCGGTAAGATTGAGGCATTGCTAGAGGCGTTGTGGCAGAAACGAGTATTCGCTTTAAGGTCGAAACTCGCGATGCCAACAGAAAAGTTGCGCAATTAGAGAGGCAGGTAAGAAAATTAGAAGTAGCTGTTAAAGCCGCTGGTGGGACCACTGGCAAATCGGCAAGAGGATTTAAAGCTTTTGGTCAAGGTGCTCAAGCAGCAGGGGTTAGTGCAAAAGCTCTTGGGGTAGCTGTCAAAGGAATACTTGGGCCTCTTTCTTTGGTAGCGGGCGCCGTAGGTGCTGTGGTTGGAGGGTTTAAAGGTTTTGTTGAAGCTGACAAAGCGCGTGCTGCGGTCAAGACGCTTGGCGTTGATGCTCAGACTTTAGAGTCACAGCTCGTTGGGGTAGTAGCAAGAACAAAAGGCTTAGCTAGCACAAACCAACTTTTAGCAGCGTCTTATGATGTTGCGTCAGCAGGATTTAGCAAAGCCGCTGATATTACAAAAATTTTAGAAGCTTCTGTATTAGGCGCAGTCGGTGGGATGACTGATATTGCGACTGTTTCTGACGCCGCCACAAGTGTCATGAACGCATACGGTTTGTCTACAGATAAAGTTTCAAAAATTGTTGACGGATTTATACAGACGCAAAACGACGGCAAAATTGTAGTTGGACAATATGCAAGCCAGATAGGACGTGTGGCGCCTATTGCGGCAGCGGCTGGTGTTGGGTTGGACGAATTAAATGCTGCAATTTCAACTGTTACTGCTCAGGGTGTTCCGGTTGAATCGACATTTGCAGGCATTGGCCAGGTTGTTGCCAGCATCCTTAAACCAACTAGCGAAGCGGCAACTAGGGCCAAAGAGTTAGGGCTTGAATTTAATACTGCAGCAATTAAGAGCAAGGGATTTGCAGGGTTCTTGCAAGACGTTATTGACAAAACAGGAGGCAGCGAAGTTGAAATAACAAAACTGTTTGGTTCTGTTGACGCTTTGAAAGCTTTAATGCCGTTAATAAGCGGCGACTTAAAAACCTTTAATAAAAATCTTCTTAACCAAAAAAATGCTACTGGAGCGGCTGGGGACGCTGCAGACATTATGGGGGAAACTGTTTCCTCTCAAATCAGTCGAATTGTTAATAGCATCACTACTTTAGTAAGAGGACTTGACCAAGTTCTTGGCCCGGCGATTAAAGGCGTTTTAGATCTTATCAACAATGTAATTACGGCTGCAGTTACAGCGACTGCGAAGTTAAGCGAGTTTTTTCAAAGAGCACGGGCGCAACGTCAAGCAAGGGAAGAAGCAGGTGCAAGCATAGGCAGGGGCACTTTCAAAGGTGACACTGAAGCTATCGCTGCCAGAGCAGAAGAACTATTTCAACAGGCGCAAGCCGCTTCAAAACCACAAACGACTGAGCCCCCTCCAGTTAACACCGAACTACAAAAGTTACTTGCTCAACTTCAAAATCAATCTAACGCTGGGGGTGATAGCGGGCAGGCAGAGGCGCAATTAAAAAGGCAGATGGAAGCTGCTCAATCGTTATCAACAGAATTTCAGCGTCAAATTGAATTGACGAATGAGCTTGATGACGCAAAAGATCGTATCTTGCAACGTGATTTTGAGATTGCTGATCTCAATGCAAAGTTTCCCGATCTAAAAGACGAAGAGATTGAAAAACTTGAAGAGTTGATTCATAAATTACACGATGCAAAGGAAGGCGAGATTGCTCGAACTGAAGCTGCAAATGATGCGGCAAAAGCTGCAGAGGCAGCTCGAAAAGCGCAAGAAGCCGATCCGTTGTTCCAGATGCAACAGCAATTTGAAGAGCTAATAAAGCTTGAAAATCAGGTTGCCGCTGGAGCTACGTCTATAGGCACTGCATTTTCAAATGCTTTTGGTGCTGTTGTTACTGGTGCCAAGACTGGGCAAGAAGCATTGGCAGACATGTTGAAATCTATTGCCTCTGACTTCTTGGCAATGGCGCAAAAGATTATTGCTCAGCAGTTGATAATGATTTTGTACCAATCCATCCTGAAGGCGCTTGGTGGGCCTGGTGGGATGGGTGGGGACAACTATTTCGACCCTAAAACTGGTCTTGGTGTAGCTGGCCCAAACTTTGGGCTTGCAGAAGGTGGTGTTGTAAACAAGCCAACTAACGCATTAATTGGTGAAGGTGGCGAGCCTGAGTACGTCATTCCAGCATCCAAAATGCGCGAAAGCATGTCGCGTTATTCGCGCGGTTCACGCGGTGGTGGTGTTATCCCTGACAACCGTGGCGGTTCTGCAAGCGAAGATGGTGGCGTTGCAGTTGCCGCACCAATCGACGTTCGCTACACCGTGGAACGTATCAACAGCGTTGACTATGTAACCGCTGATCAATTCCAAAGTGGGATGCAAAGTGCAGCGGCACAAGGCGCACAACGCGGTGAACAGAACACGCTAAAACGATTACAGATGAGCGGTAGCACCCGCAAGAGAATCGGCTTATGACAAGTTTTGCCTTTGGCCATGCGCTACGAATAAAGCCTGAGCAAACAGAGCTTTATCGTTTCCAGAACTTTTTTATCGGCAAAGAGATTACGCACTCTGGCTCTGGCTATCAGTTTGTACCGTTTGCTTTTTCGGGCGTCACCGTTAATCGCACAGGCGACGGCTTAGAAGCAACGCTTGTCTTCCCAAATAACAGCCTGGCGCGTAACTGGGGCGTCAGTGCAATTGAAGGCACCTGGGTCATGGAAGTTGACGTGTTGATTATTGAAGACCCTGACCCTGACACAGGTTTATCAACGGCAAACACAATTATTCACACCTACACAGGCCAAGTGACAGGCGGGCAGTGGGACAACACGTCTTTGAATCTGGAGCTGAGTTCGGTGTTAGATGCTGTTGGAACGGACGTGCCAAGGCGTTCTTTGACGAATCGGGTTGTGGGCAACTTGCCGATTAGCAACAATGTCCGGCTGCGCTGATCTCATTGGGATGCCGTATCGGCTAGGCGCTGACGGCAGCGATGGTCATATTGACTGCATACACCTTTGCTACAAGGCTTTAGGGCACATTGGCATTGATCCGCCACCGTTCAAGCAGTCTTGGTACGAAGCGAGCAAATGGGAAGTATCGCGTGATTTATTGAAGTGGGGTTTTCGGGTCAAGAAGCCTGAGTATGATGGCGATATTCTGCTGTTACCGCAGCAATCCTGGGCATTCGCAGTCACATGGCAGACGGGAATCTTGTACGTCAACAGGGGAATGGAAAGAGTGCAATGGTCTTCGGCCCGTCAATTTACGACGTACCACTGCTTCCGTACGAAAAACAATTAATCAAGACGATTGGGATTACAGAAGAAGAGTATCAACTGTTTGCGGCTGAAGTCAGGCGACGTGGTCGATTGAGACCTGCAGAATATGAGCACTTACCTGATATTCAAGCGACAGGTGCAGAAGCAGTTTTAATTAGTTTTGCGATCAGCCTTGTGTTGACTGGTGTTTCGTATTTGTTAACGCCAAAACCGAAGATGCCTTCGGCTCCGAAGTCAGGCAGGCTTGATTTAGAAAGTATTACAGGTGCTGGTCGTTTTACACCATCGAGAGGGTTTGAAACCTTAAACGAGCTAGCAGACTACGCTTCACCAATACCTATTGTTTTTGGCCTGTATAACGAAACAGAAAAAGTTGGTGGCATGTTGATCGAGCCACGCTTGGTTTGGTCTCGTATGTTTAGCCATGGCACACAACAACAAGCCAAGCTTTTGTTTGTTGTGGGTGAGCAAGGCATTAGAACTGAAAGTGCCGAAGATGGCATTGCTCCACCGTCATTGGAGGGCATCTTCCTAGGCAACAACGCCTTAGATGTTATTTATGATGACCTGTTTGCTTTTTACTGGAAGCGAGGCTACACCCCAGAGGAGGGTGGTTTTGTCCGCAACACGCATTTTATAGAAGGTGATGAAAACGTTGGTAATTTGAGTTTTGGTCCAAACGACGAAATTTTTGTTTGTCCTAGCGATGCAGAGAAAAACGATCCAAAGGCTTTTTGCCATGCTTATTCGCCGGTCAATAATACCCAGTTTGGCGTGTACGGGGCAATTGTTAATGGAATGGGCTACAGACTAAATTATCGAGTAATTACTGTTCCCAGGGATGACATAAATGACAAAGAACAAAGAGTTAATATAATTAAACGTTTAAAAGTTATTGGCGATTTAAATCTAGGTAGAGACGGAGACCCCTCAAAAGGCATAGATCCTGGAACGACTCCAAGTGAAAGTGCTGACTATTCAAAAGAGGTGCGAAAACTCAAACATGTAGGCGAAGGTCGTCAATACAGCCCACGAATGGGAATCATCAAACATGTCCGTGGGAATACTGAGACGGTAACTAGCAACAATGAATTGACTAAAGTTATTGATGTCAAAAAAGACGATGAGTTAATTTTTCGGATCTCCAATACTGAAATACCTACAGACGCCTACGCGTCAAGAAAGAATCAGGTCGGCGAAAAGGTGGACGACATTAATTCAACAGTTTTGGCCGAACAAATTGCTGCTGACGTAGCGATGCAAAAAGGTGAAATATTTGCAATCGGCAACACTTTATGGAAAGTTATCGGCAGGTCACAGACTCAGTTCAATCCAGAACTTGAAGAAAAGCCTGACCAAAAGATCCGGCTTAAGTGTATTGATACAAGCGAATCAGCGGAGAATAAAGTAGGCATTGTAAATCTAGAAAAAGTTGTTAGACCGGAAACGTATCTTGATGATCTTGACGGTGTTGGTGCGGGGTTCTTCCCTTTGACTCAGATCGCGACGGCAACCGTGCGAAATAATCGCCCGGCGGTTGTAACAGAGCTAGGGATTAAAAGCACGGTCTATCAAAACTTACAAGGGCTATGTTCTTTTCCTGGGCTGCCATCATCAGATGAAATTAATGAATATGACCAGGATAATATAACGGTTGCTACTGGAACGATTACGGCAACAGTTGCAAGGTCTTCGTGTTTTAGAATTTTTATTAGAAAAGCAGGGCTTAATGCAAGCGGTAATCCGCGTAACTTTAAAGCTTTTCCGCTGCGATTTGTCGTTGTGGGCCAGCGGCCTGTGTCTCAGTACAACTTTATTAGGATTGAAAGTCCTAAAGATTTAGGGCCTGAAGAGTTTGAATTTAAAATTGTACCTATACCTGGCTCTGAATTACGCGCACTTCCAGAAACTGCCGAGTTTATAAAACTTGCAGCGACTGTCCCTAATAGCGATTCTGAAACAACTTTAGTTAACAGACCAGCCAGCGTAGCAAACATTGATGGCGTATTTAACGTTATTGTTGCTGGGTCGGCATTACAAAAGTCAGCAATAAGAGTAAATAAAGAATTTATGAGAAAACCTAACTTTAGTTTTACTGCCGCAGGGTTAAGTATTCCGTCCGTAGTGCAAGTGCTAAATGTGCTTCCTGCAGACGGCGAAAGCACTAAAAATCAAATTGATTCGGTTGAATTTGTAAGAAATTTTTCAAACGAAAGCAATGCGACAGCGGGACGAATTGGCGCAATGACGTATGAAATTGCTGGCGATCCTGACAGCAGCTCTGTTGCGGTGGGTCAAACGATTACAGTCGTTACCAAAGAATTTTTAGATGCTAATAACGATTTGGAATTCGCCATAGTGCGCTGGACATTGATAAAAAGACGATTGTCTGATGGACATTTTGCAAGAGTACATAACCAGCAAGATACTGTTTGGACGCCCACAACCATTGAAGTGCTAGCCAGTTCAGGCAATTATTCTCTTAGCGGCGTTAATGAGTTAAAAATAAAGCGCGGTATAGGTGGAACGGATGTCCCAGGAGGCGACACTAGCGCCTATAGCAACAACCCCTTCAAAAATAATCCAGACACTGGCCATACTCTTCGCTGGTCTGGGCAAGTCTACAAAGTGACATCTCTGAGAACAGTTGAAGCCATACCAGGAAGAACAAACGGTTTTTACTATCAATTGTTTGCTCTTGACAATCATTTTGCAGATAGTTTGCCCGTTGGAACGGTTAGGACGGTTTCGCAAACCTATACGGAAGGGAGCAAGAGCATCCGTGTCCGCTATAAATCTGCAGTCAAGCAGCTTCCAGATAATCACTGGTCAGGCGAAACAAAAGCCTGGACCGACCCAAGCTTTGAGGTCATTGAAGGTAACAGCACAACGTCAAATTGGGAAATTAACGACAAGTTTAGCGTTCGCTTAAATATTGCAAATAGCAATCCATTTAAAACGGTTTATGAAAACTCTGGTCTTAGATTTGAGATAGCTCAACGAAAAGAAATTGCTGGGTCAAATACTGTAGAAGCGGAGGTTATTTTTGAAGGCCAAAGCCAATATGCAGACGTTAGTCATTACAGAAGCCTTGTTCAAAAGTCAAACGAAAGCGAGCCGGAGCATGAAGTTGTTTATGTGAATGAAATATTGCCTAACGATCCAAGCCCTTCGTATAACGATTTGACGATGGCCGGTCTTTCGTTAAAGGCCAGTCGCAATTTTACGCAGCTAGACCAATTACGAACTTGGGTCGGCAGAGGGCTCCACGTAGAAAGACTGCATGAAGATCTAAATACTTATGAGCCAAACGGCCAATCGACAGGTCCAAGCAATCTGCTGACGGACCTTGTGTTCTATTTGTTTACCGATCAGATGGGTGGAGCGGGAGGCTTAACCGGCATGACAGCGGCTAACCCAACCTTAATTGAAAAAGACAAGTTAAAAGAAACCTCGAAATTCTTGCAGAAGCAGAAGTTGTTCTTTAACGGCGTAATTGGCGAAAACATTAACCTGCGTCAATTTGTAATGGATATGGCGCCAAACTTCTTATGCAACTTTGTTTTAACCGATGGCAAGTTTGCCTTGTTGCCTGCTATCCCACATGTCCCAGCTAGTGGCGAGTTTGAACTTGGCCCTATTAAACCTAGTCAGTTTTTCACAGCCGGAAACATTCTTGAAGGCTCGTTAAAGATTGAATACTTAAGCTCAGAAGAGCGTAGGCCGTTTAAGGCAAATGTCCGCTACAGGCAAGAAACCAAGAACAAGTTTCCAGAAGAAAAAGTTGTAGAAGTAAAAGCTAAACGCACGCAAAGCTATGACGCACTGCAAACATCTGCAAACATTGAAAGGGTGCCGCATGAGCAATTTAACCTTACTCAATTTTGTACGTCAAAAGAACATGCAGTAAAAGTTGGCAAATATTTTCTAGCCTTGCGCCAACTCGTTACCCATACGATTAGTTTCTCGACAACCGTTCACGGCCTGGATCTACGTGCTGGTGCGTTTATTAAAGTCTCTACGGAGTCCAGCCCATATAGTCCTGCAAACAATGGAACGGTTAGCTCAACAGGGATAGTTACGAGCGTTAAGCCGTTAACCGATGGTCAGTACAACGTTTCTTATTACAAAACTAATTCAGAAGACGTGCAATCTGGGTTTATGGGCATAAGCAACGGAATCGTCCAAGACGCAACATTCCATTCTTCAGTTTTTACCTTGGTCAATACTGAAGTATCTCAGAACGTTTATGTTGTTGAGCAGCTGACGTTCTCTCAGGAGGGCACTGTGGACATCGTTGCATCAGAGCACCCTTGCAACGATGATGGAAGCAGTAAGCTCGCGCACATGATGCAGAGCGGGCAATTTGACATTAGCCCTGACGAAAACTTGAGCGACTAATGGCTTTCCCAACACTTGTTCCAACCAGCCGAGCTTTTGATCCTGGGGACTACCCAATCAAAACCTTTAAGTCGCAAAGCGGTGCTGAGACACGAATCCTGTATGGCAGCGAACGTACCAACGTAAAGCTGCAGCTGTCTTACGCCAATATCGGTGATGCGTCAGCAGAGTTGTTTCTTGATCATTTTGACGAAACAAAAGGCACCTTCAGCACTTTTGCGTTACCTGACGGGTCATTAGGTGGTTGGAGCGGAAACTCTGATGCCCTGCGCTCAGAGCCCACAACAGTTCCGACTGTGACACTTGCTGTGACAGTTGCAGCTTCTGGTGGCGGCAATAGGTATCGGATTGATGGCTCTTCGACAGACAACCAAACGTTGACGCTGACTGAAGGCACTGTTTATTTATTTAGCCAAGCGGACTCGTCAAACTCTGGCCACCCATTGCGCCTTAGTACAACAAGCGATGGCACTCATGGTGGTGGGGCTGAGTACACAACAGGCGTGACAACGTTTGGGTCTGCTGGCAGTGCTGGAGCGTACACACGGATCAAGGTCGCTAAAGATGCTCCAACCTTGTATTACTACTGCGTGAATCACAGTGGCATGGGCGGTCAGATCAACACTCCTGCGGGCACTGTGTCATCTGAATCAGGCACAGCAGCAAAGTACAGGTACGAAAGTGCACCACAATTAACGCAGGTGCGGCCTGGGGTTAGCACTGTTACAGTGAATCTCATTGGCGTGATCTGATGGCAAAGGTCTATACCGGCAGAGATGGCGTCTTACAAGTCGCTGGTACGACCGTTGCCAAAGTGTCGAGTTTTTCGGTGCAGGCAAACCTTGAGACGTTAGAAACCACAACGCTTAGTGAGAATATTCGCAGTTACGTTCCAGGCGTTGTTGGCTATACGGGTAGCTGTAGCTTGCTTTATTACAAAGAAGACAGCGGTTCAATCAACACCACAAGCCTGTTGAGCGCATTGGTCAAGACTGGTTCAGCTGGTGTTACCAGCAGCGACACCGTTGACCTGACATTCCGTTGGGTGGATGGTGCGGACATTAACGACATCAAGATCAACGCTTACGTTTCAAGCGCCACGATGGGTGCTGCTACTGCTGATCTGGTGCGTGCCGAGATCTCGTTTATTGGTACGGGAGAGCTGCTAGCCGCCACGATCTCATGAGTGTTTACCTTGGCACGTTTGGCAAAGTTGAACTGCAACGTCAGTTTGACGGCAGCGAACTTAGTTCGACAATCAATACTGGTGATGTCAATGCTACGGCAAAACGTTTTAGCTTTGACTTTGAGCATGGGCAGTTAATTACTGGTGACCAAATTGAAATTAAAAGCACTGACAGTAGTGCTCTTGATTTTATTGACAGCTATACAGATTCAAGCGTAAAAAAGTTTATTTATGTTGACGACCTTGGTGGCATCAGGCTTTACAACACTTTTGCCCATGCTGTAAATGGTGGACCAACGAACGCAGTAGCTCTTGCAGTTCCTGGCAACAACATTCCAATTGCAGT